GTCTCCGGTTTCGGCAATTCTGTACATTCTGCTTAAATCCATGAGAAAAAAACTCCATAAAAAAAGCCCTGAACCCCAACGGGCGCAAGGCTTGACACAGTATTACTTTTGTCTTATAAAAGAAAAGTCCGTTGCACGAACAACGGACAAATTCTTTAACCTGAAAGGGGTTAAAACCCACTTTAACCACTTCATGCGTTAAAGATAGCCTATTTGGCACAAAAAGTCAATAGGTTTTGGGTTTTCCCCTTTCATTTTACGAAAGGAAAGATTATGAGAATAAAAATTATTCTGATAATTCGGAAAATCCGATTTTTCCTGTCAATAAAACGATAGGAAAAGCAAGGGGCGGAGAAATCCGCCCTTTGTTATTACTTAAGCGCCCAGTTGGTCAAAGCCTCCCCGCCGGGACCGCCAAAATATCCGCCGGCAATCGTCCCCGCCGCGTTGGCAATTCCGCTCCACAAATTATTATTGTTGCTGTTGGCCAGTGCGTTCTGGTAAAGATTATTGCTCGCCTGATTGGCGGAACTCATCATATTATAAGGTACCTGATAATAGTTCATCAACTGGCTTAAAACATTTGCAACCCGGCTGTCTTCGCTGTTCATCAAATCAAGCTCGGCATCCGTCAGCTTGTTTGCCAGCTGGTTTGACATCTGGTTAATACTCGACCCGCGAGTCAGGCCTCTCTCAGAAAGCGGACTGACAATGTTATTTTCAAGCGACTGCGTTGCCGCGTTGGCAAGTTGCTGCTGCCGGTTCTTGTAGCTCTGGCTGTCATAGGTCGGACTGACAAGCTGCTGCAGATATGACGGGATCGCCGAAGTCGTCTGATTGACAAGCTGTGTTTCAAACGAAGACGGGTTATAAAACGTCCCGTTTTTATTTGTTGTCGAATTGCCGTAAAGGCCGCCGGTGTTGTAAGTTTGTGATTTTGTTTTGTTTCCGGAACTCATTTTTGTAATCTCCTTAAAAGTTTCTTTTTTCTGTCCACCCATTCAAAACCTGCCTTTTTCAGGCAGATAACGGCGTTTAAGTGCCTTGTGTCTGCATAAACGACAGGGAACATATCCGCCGCCTGTCGAACTGCGTCCACGCATTCGCGATGTTTTTTGCGCTTAGCATATCCACCCAGATAAAAAAAGTCATCGGCCTCGCTTTGATAAACAAAAACCGACCCGATATAACCGTCTTTATCGTAAACGTTAAAAAAACGGCTATCTTTGATTAACCGTTCAAAACCGTTGACATCGTCGAGATTTTCTTTGTTTTTCTCAAAGCCCCGGCACGCTTCTTCCCTATCAAAAAAAGGACTTTCCTTGCCAACCAGAAAAACCATCTTTTACCCCAGCGTCTTTGTCTTAACCTTAACACGTTTCAGCTCCAGCCGCTTAATACCGAACTCCTGCCCGGCCTCGCTGGTGTAAATTCTTATCTGCAACTGTTTGAAATGCCTTAAACCAGCAAGGTTGAACATCACCGTATTACGATTCTTGTCAAACCACATTCCGCCGGCCGCGTCGTTTTTATCTTTTGCCCACAAGCCGCCGTTTTCATCGTCCGAGCTTAAAGCCCAGATCAAATACCCTTCGGAAGTTTTAACCACCCTTTTGGTCTGTTTTCTTTCCGGGTTATCGTCATAGGTCAACTCAATGAAAAAATCGTTTTCCTGATTAAAATCAAGCGTCAAAATCAGCGGCATCTTAGGCACCTTCATATTGCTGTCGGAGCCCACATTGATAATGTTTGCCAGATATTCGGCGCCGATAAATTCGTCGGCAAAATTCGACGTCTGATATTCGCGCAGGATATTTTTGCCGCTTGCGGAATAAAAAACGCTGCCCGTCGGCATCAATGCCCGGATGTTGTCTTCGGCCTGCCGCTCCACCCATTCCGACTTCAGATAATCGTAAATCAGAATCCTGTCGCCGTTTAAGTACGGCAGCTTAAACCAAATTTCCGAACGGTCACCATCAACAAAACTGACCGTTTCAATCTCATCAAGACGGGTTGTATCAATCTGATCAAAAAACTCAATCACATTATCCGCCAGCCCGTTTGTCGGTCTTGTCTGCCCGACGTCGATCAGATAATAGGCAAAAACATTTTTGGCCTTTGCGTCAAAATAAAACAGTTTGTTGTCAAATTTGATCACCGACTTAAAACTTGCGCACCCGCCGCCCGACGCCCCACTACGTTGGAACGACGTCGCATCGCCGGGATTTCCGGTATAAGCAACCGAATAGCTGTCGGTAAAGACAATCAACGAATTGTTATAATACGCCATTGCCGTCACATCCCGATCAAGCTCCTGATAGGCCGGTTCTGTCGTCAAATCGGGATCTGAAGTCCCCCAGGTAAAAATATCCTGTGTTTTTGACCAGTGAACGCGGTTCTGGCAGTTGGTTACCAGCCGCCCGTCGTAAGATTCCAGACAAAGCCCGCGGATGGTTCTTTCCTCAGCATCTTTTGCGTCAATTTCCTTAACCCGGTCGCTTTCGCTCTTCTGCTGCATATTGATCGCAATATACGGATCAACCCCGTTTGAAAAAACAAACCAGTCATAAAACCCGTTGGCTATTGTGATCGCGTTGGCCGCGCCGGTTACGGTCAGCCCACTTTTTAAGGCGGTATAGGTGCCTTCGACCTCATCAAACAGGTAAATGTAGCCTTGAGTATCATCAACGGCATAGACAAAACGGTAAGTCACCCTGTTTTGCACGCTTTCCCATTGTCCGATGATTTTGTTCGGACAAGCGGAAACAATCTGGTTTCCGGCCGCCGTAAAAATACCGACATTATTGCCTTTTTCGGTATAACGCAGCTCGGTATTGCGGCAAGTAACGGCCGAAAGCACCGCACCCGACACAACATCGACAACCGGATTAACCTTGCGTATGCCGCGGAAATTTTGTATTGCCAAATCCATCTTTTAATCTTTCGCTATATCACCAGCTTTGGCGCTCTTTTAATACCTGCAATGTCCAGCAAATTATACCACGCCTCCCGGAACTCCCGCTCATACGGCTGATAGTTTTCGTCCGTTTCGTCGGCAATCAGGTAGACCATCGACTTGGTGTAAAGGCAGTGCATAAACAAGTCTTCAATCGCCGGGTTGTCCGGGATGTTGACCACGTCGTCCAAATCTTCAAGGTTGAATTTCTCATTGCCGGCCGCGTCGCGCGCTTTCATATTGTTGGCATAGCGATAAAAAAAACTATATTCCCGGTCCGGCGCCGGCCACAAATGGACAACCGCCCCGTTATCGCCGAAATCCGCCCAGTAAAGTTCCGGACGGCCGGTTTTAGACATATCCAGCAGATCGCCGTCTTCCGGCGCGATTTTTTGCAAATAACGGCTGCCGTCTTGCATCCACATTTGCAAGATATCGCCGTTTGGCGCCGGAAAAGCGTTTTCCTTGGTGGTCAATCCGCCTTTTTTTATGCGAAAAGGAAAATCTTTTAACCCGAAGATATAAGAATTTGCTTGGCGTACTGCCAGTTTGACGTTGTCCTCGACCTCGGCAAATGCCTCTTCCAGAACGACCGTCGACCATTTAAGGTTGGAAACGTCTTTGACAATCTGCTGAAAATTCCTCATTTTTCCTCACTTTTCTATTTGCGGGCAAAAACAAAACCGGTTACGCTTTCAATACGCTTAACGCCGTTTTTGGCCTTTTTTTTGTCCTCTCCGTTCATCAGTGCTTCCGCCATCGGACCGCGAAAAACGGAAGTTCCGCAGCCTTTTTTGGAAACATACCAGATTACATTGTCCGCCAGCCAGTTTGCCGTCTTTTTTTCTTCCGGCTCATTATCCGTCTGGCTGCCGAGTATCTTTTTTGACATATCCGTTTCATCCATCGCTTTTTCTCCAAAAAATAAAATCAAAAGGGGAGGAAAACCTCCCCCTCACATCATTTTACGACTAACTGCCGCCACCGGCCTTGCTATCAATATTATCAGCCGCCGACACATCAACGACCACGCCGGCCAAGGCTTTCGGCAAAACGACCTTTTTACCGTAAACATAAAGCCCGCGCACATTGTCGCCGAAAAATTTGTTGTCGCGCATCGCCTCAATTTTCGAGATATTCCCGGCATAGGCGATCGCGGCGTTGATCCCGGCCATGATATTGACTTTGCCGGTGGTCGTCGGCAGGTTGGTCGAGACCAGTACATCAAGCCCGGCAATGGTGCCGATGGAACCTTCGCGCAAAACACGGTCGCCGGCGTTGGTTGCGTGGATAAAATCCGGCGACTGGATTAAAATCGCTTCCACGTCCGGATTGATAACCACATAAGGCATCGCCTCACCGGCCGCCTGATTAGACTTAAAAACCTGATCGTTTTTAGTCTGAACGGCATTGTTGTTCTTCAAGGTCTTGGCAAGCCAGACCAACACCTGATAAGCATTATCTTTGGTCAGCGTGATTGCCGTATCCGTCCCCTTTTTGTTTTCCGCCGGAATTTCCGAAAAAGCCGACAGAATAAAAGTGTCTTTAACCAAATCGACGGCAGTTTTGGCTCTGGCCTCAAATTTTGCCTGCAAATCTTTGATATTCGACTGTTTTTGCGTGATGTCGGACAAGAAAATACCGAAAGATTTGCTCTGATCGATCTTCAAGTCCTGGCTGGTTGCATCCACCCGTTGATAGGTTACGCCACCATCGGATTCATCCTCTGAATAATCAGAGATGGTAACATCGCCGATTTCCCCGATATGAACCGTATCACCATAGTTTTTGATGTCTTTTTCATAAATTTTATTGACAATTTTCATGCCAACGCCGGATTTATCCAGCTTTTTGTTCAAAGACAAAGACCACAGCTCGGGAATGAGTTTCGCGGCCTGTCTTTCAAGCGTCTCTGCATTTGCTGACATTTTTCTTTACTCCTAAAAAAATACCGCCAAAAGACGGTGTAAAATTAAAATTCATTGATTACAAAGTAAGCATTCGCGGCAGCTTGCCGGCCTTTTCAAGCTCAATCTGCCGCGCAATCTTATCGTACTGTTTATCGAACTCGGCCTCGCTCAAATTATTATAATCCTCACGGGTCAGCCACGTTTCGCCTTTTGCCGCAGGCGCATTGTTATTAGGCGCGGTCAGGCTTCCCTGCATTTCCCGGTTTTCAGCAGCGGCTTTGCTTTCTGCAATATAGCGGTCAACGGCAGCTTTCTCCGCCATGTCGATCAGCCTTTTAACCTCCGACAAATCCGCTTCACCGCCGGTCAGGTTGATAGCCAAAGCCACAATCTCCTGTCTTTCCTTTGCGTTCAGCCAGTCGCCGCTTTCCTTGGCAAAAGCCTCAAGTCTTGCCTTGCTTTCGGAGAGCTTGCGCGTCATTCGTTCACTTTCATGAACTTTCGCGCGTTCTTCTTCAAACAAAGCGGTATCCTTGGCAATCTCAGCAATCACCATCGGCGGAAAAAAGCTTTGCGCCGTTTCCAGATCCTTTGGGTTCACTGTGTACTGATAGCGGGAGAGCGCCGCCGCGGCTTTGGCTTTTGCCTCACCGTCAAGCGTTTCAAGCGCACGTACGTATTGCATGAACTCCCGGTTTTTTACCTCAAAAACAAACTGTCTTGAGGCGTCATCGGAAAATCCTGCGCGCTTTGCCTCAGCCTCTCGCTCGGCTTTTGATGCTTCTTCCGCCTCACGGTAAGCCTTCAGCTGCTTTTCATACTCTTTGGCTTTGGAAACGAATTTCTCGCTTTCCTTATAAGCTTTTTCAAGTTCCTCAACAGATTTATATTTCCCCGCATAAAGCTGCGGAGTTTCTTCTTCGCCGCTTTCTTCCGCCTCAGTTTCTTCGGTTTCCGGTTCCGTGGCCGTTGTTTCCGGCGCGGTTGTAATTGCCGCGGTGTCGGAAGCCGCATTTTCGGCTGCGGAAGTATCGGTCGTCAAATTCTCCTCGGGTGTGGTTTCTTCGGTCATTTTCTTTCTTCTCCATAAAAAAAAGAACCTTTATTTAAGGCTCTTTATTGTTTTTCAAATTTCATGCGACATTCTTCGGGCGCTTTCTCAAGATGCCCGATAAGAAGCCCCATGCCTTTAACCCATTCGGCCGGCGCATTGACCCGGCAGGCGGTTTCAACCATATACCGGTGGCATTCCGCCAGAATAAGTTGCCCGTCTTTTGTTGCCAACGCATCACGCAAGCGTATCAATTCCGTTTGCCTGTCCATTTGTCACCTCTCGGGTTTCAAGACCTGCCGCCGGCAGCGGTTGCACATTTCCCGCAAGCTGTGGCGTCATGGCCGTGTTTTGTTCTAAAAAGTATTTATCCACATTTTCAAATTCAGCATTTGCCAAAATATCCTTAACAATCTCCACTTTATTGAGCGGAACCGCCTGATCATTCCAGACGTTGCCCAAAAGCTGGATCAATTCCTGATTTTTGGCAAGTTTGCGCTGAATGCCGGTGTTATCAGTATATTTGTACTCGTAGTTTCCCTGCCGCACGGTGTCGCCGATGACAACCGCTGTCTTCATGCCGTCGTTTTCAACATAGACAACCTCGTCGCCGAATTTCATGTTGGCATCAAGCGCCGCCACTTTCTCCACCATCGGCACAATGCCGTTTTGTTTAATCGCGTCCAGCGTTTTGGCAAGCCTCGTCGTCTGCCCCTGCACTTTTACCTGTATTTCTGTCGCGGTCGCATCTTTGGCCTCGTCCTGCCCCTGCATGTTGGGAAAAATGCCGGAAACCGTCGACGCCGTACTGTCGTAATACTCAATGATCTGCTCGTTTGAAATCAGCGGAAACTGCATTTTGATAAGCGCCGACGGCTCATCGATACCGGGCTTGTATTCAATCTGTTTGCCGGGCGCAAGTTTTATCTCGTTTTTAACAAAAAAGCCCTGCGGCGCGTATGCCGGCGGGTTCAAATTCAAGGCCTGCGCATCATTTTGCAGATTAACCTTGTTCTCCTGCTCTTTGGCGATATCATAGATTGACCAGATTTCAGGGATTCCCCGTTTTGATTCGTAGTCGCGGAAGATGGCCATATTAACCAGCGGGTTGACGATAAAGCGGTTGTGTTCAAAAACAGCCAGATATTTCCGCCCGACAACAACAATGCTCCAGTTTCTTAAAATCGTCCCGTCGTCAAGCGTGTAGTTTCCCCAGTAGGAAAGAACCTCAATCCGGTTTTCCTGCAAAACATCGTCCGCTTTTTCGGTTTCAGTGTCATCTTCCTCAACCGACTTCTTATCAAGCATCGTCTTAATGTCGGAAAGCTGCTGCCGGCTTAATTTGTAGAATTTGTTTGAGGCAATCTCATCATAGGTCAACCACTCTTTGACAATCTTTCCGCATTCGTCCCACTTCTCGCTGTCTTCAGGATTAATTTTCGGATCAAAAGTCAAATTCATCGGGTCTATCGGCTCAACCGACGGCCCGTTGTATACTTCTTCATTAAATATCCCGTAATTTTGACCGGCAAAAAGCGCTTCCAGCCCCTTTTGCTGCAACGCTTCGGCCAAAGTCATCCGCCGGCGGATCTGCCGGTATTTGGTTTTCCAGCCGATAAACAGACAAAACTCGCCGACCGAAAGCAGATATTCAATCGCTCGGTCAAGCTTGCGCTGAATACCTATCTGGTAGAAGATATTGACAAGATTTGCCTTCTGCAAGCTGGCCAGCTCACCGGAATCGTCGTCTTTACCCGCCACGTCAAACAGCTTTTCGTTGTTGGAATAAATATTGTCCCAGATAAAAGCCTGCTGCGTCTGCGAGAGCGAGTATATTTTGTTCAAATGAACGTCAGACTTCCAGTTTCCCTCGCCTCGGTCTTTGGCCGGCCGGTCGTCAAGATAGATTTCCGGACGCAGTTTTTCGGCAATCGCCTTTTGCTTGGAACGTGCCTCGTCCCAGTCTTTCCACAAATCCCCAACGTCGGCGGCAACTCTGGATGCCTCTGCCTCCGAGAGCTTGCGTGCTTCCGTTTCTTTCTCCACCAAAAATTCAAACATCTTATTCCCTCACAACTGGTTTGAAATATTCCACCATGTAGCTGGCCGCATCAAAAATATGGCCTAAATAAAGCTTGTCCTCGTCTTCTTCCACCTCCGCCGGGGTCGGCGCATCGACAATTGAACTTCCGGGCTTAAAACAAAGCTTTCTCATATTGTAGATCAACCACCTGCAACGCGGGTGAACGAAAAAATGCCTTTTCCCTTCCACATCAAAAACCTGCCGGTTAAAAGCGTTGATCCGGTTTAATATCGGCGGGTTAAACCGGCGAAGGTTGAAATTCGTCTGATAATTCGCCCGGCTCAGCGTGTTTTGAATAATCGCGTAGTCGGAATAGCGGCTTTGCGTCTTGCGATATTTGCCGCTGGCGTCCCCGCAAATCTGTACTACGCCTTTGACCTTGTCCGGCGGATAGCGGCTGATGAACTCATCGACAACATCCTGTGTAATCACGTTGTTTAAGACGATTTCGTCGAACACGAAAAAATTCTTTTTGTCATAATGCGCCAAAACCGACATTGCCGGGTTAACGTTGAAATCAAGGCTCCAGTATATGTCATATTCCTCAAAATAGCGTATATTCTCAACAACGTTCTCCGCGCTCCAGTATTTAACCACCCGCGCCACGTTTGCTCCGCGCGGCTTGTTCAAATAATCCCGCTCGAACTCATCCGGTTTGTTTTTCTTAACCAGCTCGGCGTATCCGATGAATTTATCGGAAAGCAGCCCCGTGTGCTCAAGCTCGGGATAGTTCACTTCGACAAAATAGGTCTTTTCCGGCGCCGCCTTGTTATAATAATCCAGAAAAAGCGCTTTTTCGACCGGCAAATCGTCGTCAATCCGGTTGTAAATCACAATCAGTTTTGCACCTTCCTTGCGGATTGTTTTTAACAAAACATCCCACACGCCGGCAGACACCGCCTGCGCCTCATCAACCAGCCAGATATCGACCTGTGCCAACCCCTTGATCGCCTCACGGGCGTTATCGTTGGCGTCGCGAAGACCCAAGAAGGTAACCGTCGCCCCGGTTAAAACATTTTTTATCGTTTCAGTGTTCGAGACAAATCCGCGCCCCTTAAACTCGCCGTCGATCAGCTCTTTGAACTCATTAATCAGCGAATCCTTTTGGCTGGTCTTCGTTTCACGAAAACAAACCACCCTGAGACGCCGCTTCATCATCTCAACCATTACTGAGCGCACCGCGTGTCCGGTCTTCATGGAACCGCGCCCGCCGGTCAGGGCAAACGTGTCAAAGCGCCCGCTCGTCATTTCAAACAGCGGTTTGAATTTCTTGTAACAATACATTAATCGATGATCTCAATCTTGAACGGCGAACTTTCCAGATTTCCAACAGCCACCTCCTGTTTGGCAGCAAACTCGTCCCGTGCTTTGCGTTCCAAATACCACTTGGCAGTGTTTTCATCTTCTTTTTCAAGTGCATTTGCCACAATGGTTCTTGCTTTCAAAACAAGCTTTTGTTTTAAGGCCTCTTTTCGCTCCGTAAATTCGGGATTTTTTTCCTGATAATCGTAGAGCGCCGTCTTCCCGATATCCGCGTAAATACAAGCCTCTAGATCGCTGCAACCAAGTGAAAAAGCTTGCTCCAGTTTAGCAATAATTTCCGGAGTGATGATTGTCGGCCGCCCGCGTTTGTTTTCGCTTTTTTTAGCGGTTTTCTTCTTCTCCTTTCCGTTTTTGTTTTTTGACTTTTTTTCCATTTTTCTCATCACCCCGGTCCATCTCTTTTACTCCGAAAATCTCAAAAAAAATCCCCGAAGAGCGGCTAAGGAAACAGAAAACCGCCCCCGGGAAATAAAAAAAGCCCGATGCCGTGAACAAGAAAGAAG